TCCAGCAATTATTCCAGGTGAATCATTTAACATCAACGGCACTCCGGTAACTGCTCCAACAGCAGATGTACAGGATTTAGCAAACACAATTACTGATGCTAATATCAAAGGTATTAGTGCTGATGTTAGAGATAACAAATTATTCATTTACAGTGATGGAACTGTTGATAGCTCAATAGACGGAAGTTCTTTAAGCAACCCAGTAGAAATTACAGCAGGTAACGGTGACCTAGTTGCTACTTCAGTATCTGCAAGTAAGTTAGGTATTGCATCAGGAACTTATTATTCTCCAGCACTTGCATTCCAACCACACACACTTGTACCGGCTTGGAAGTCAAAAGACACGGCTCCAAGACCATCAGGTTCTGTTTGGATTAAATCAACTGAACCAAACGCTGGTATGAGAATTAGATTTAAGCAGTACAATGAAACTACAGGTTTATGGGTTGACGTAAATGCACCTGTATACCTAAAACCAGAAATTGCACTAGAAGCATTAGATAGAAGCGGTGGCGGAGTAAACATTCCGGTAGGAAATGTTTACATCAAAGGTAACGACGGAGAAAACGGCGGTACAGATGATACTCCAGCAGTTGGCACACTAAAAGCATACGTTAGAGCGAATGCAGGACCGACTACTATACTTTCTAATAAAGTAACAGCAAGCACACTACAAGCAGGAAACTATACATTTAAGATGGCTGAAAGTGATGCAGGCGATTCACAAATTAAAGACGATAAAACAATTTCGTTTACAGCAACCGCGGCAACAGAAGATGCGGAGGCAGTAGCAGAAGCAATTAACGGTGCAGGATTTGAAAATATTGTTGCAGAAGTTGATTCACTAAACAGAGTTGTAATTTCCCACTCACAAGGTGGTGAAATAAGAATTGCAGACGGTGCAGAGCAAGGACTAAATGACTTAGGATTTGTTGCATTTAATCAATCAACTAAATCAGGTACTCCAAACTTATATGCGGCACCAGCAGGTGATTTAGATCATGACCTAGTTGCAAGTAACTGGCAACCACTAGTTAATAACTATGCTATCGATGACAATGAGCCAACTACACTAACAGCAGATGGTCAGTTATGGTATAGCTCAATCATTGACGAAGTTGATTTACTTGTACACAACGGTGATACATGGGTTGGATTACAACACCCAACTTCACCATACTATTCAGCAACACAAGATGATCAAACTGATCCAGAAGGTCCGATCGTAAGTGCAACTGAGCCAACTGAACAGTCAGACGGTACAGCACTTAAAGAAGGCGATTTTTGGATTTCAACGGAAGATTTAGAAAACTTCCCACAAATTTACAGATACAATGCTGATCTTGTTAAATGGCTACCACTAGATACTTCAGATCAAACAACTGAAAATGGTGTGCTATTTGCAGATGCACGTTGGACAGCAACTGGAAGAAATGCAAACAACGAAGCAAGTTTAATTACTGATTTGCTTGTGAGCGATTTCTTAGATCCAGATGCTCCAGATCCAGCACTATATCCAAAAGGTATGACACTTTGGAATCTAAGACGTTCTGGATTTAACGTTAAGCAGTATCAAAGAAATTACATTAACACAGCAGGAGATAACACTCGTTACAACAGCGGTGAGTCAATGGCTGATTACTATCCACATAGATGGGTAACTTATTCACCAAACCAGCAAGATGGTGCAGGATCATTTGGACGTAAGGCGCAAAGAGCAGTAGTTATACAAGCTCTACAAGCAACAGTTAACTCAAATGATGCTATTAGAGATAACGAATCACGTATCTTTAACATGATGGCTTGCCCAGGATATCCAGAGCTAATTGGTGAAATGGTTTCATTAAACTATGACAGAGGACTAAGTGCATTTGTTGTTGGTGATACTCCACCAAGACTTACACCAGATGCTACTTCACTAAACGAGTGGGGTAACAACGTAGCAGGTGCAGTTGAAGACAACGACTACGGTGCAGTTAGTTTTGATGAATACATGGCAATGTTTTATCCATGGGGCTTCACAAGTGACAACTTCGGTAATAACGTAGTTGTTCCACCAAGCCACATGATGCTTAGAACAATCGCATTAAGCGACAACGTTTCTTACCCATGGTTTGCTCCAGCAGGTATTAGACGCGGTGGTATCACAAACGCAACAGCAGTTGGTTATGTTGATGCAGAAGGCGAATTTAATACAGTCGCTCTTAATGAAGGTCAACGTGATACACTAGCAGGTGTTAAAGTTAACCCACTAACATTCCTAACAGGAAGCGGATTAGTTAACTTTGGACAGTACACTAGAGCTAGAGGTGCAAGTGCTTTAGATAGAATCAATGTTGCAAGACTTGTTATCTATCTACGTAGCCAACTTAACAAACTTGCTAAGCCTTATATCTTTGAACCTAATGACAAGATCACTAGAGATGAGATTAAACAAGCGGCTGAAAGTTTACTACTTGAGTTGGTTGGACAAAGAGCACTATACGACTTCTTAGTAGTGTGTGACGAATCAAACAACACACCTTCTAGAATTGATCGTAACGAGCTTTATCTAGATATTGCAATTGAACCAGTCAAAGCAGTTGAGTTCATCTACGTTCCATTACGTTTGAAGAACACTGGTGAAATTGGTGGACTATAAGGCTTGATAAATACAAAGGACAATAGGAGTATATAAATGGCAATTTCAACACTATCAAAATTAACAGTACCTTTGGCTAGCGACAGTTCTGCTAGTAACCAAGGTTTGTTAATGCCAAAACTTCAGTATCGCTTTAGAGTGTCACTGGAAAACTTTGGTATCACAACACCAACAACAGAATTAACCAAACAGGTTGTTGACGTAACTCGTCCTACAGTAGGTTTCGACCAAATCACACTTGATGTTTACAACTCACGTGTGTATATGGCAGGTAAACATACTTGGGAACCAATCACTCTTAACTTACGTGAAGATGTTGGTAACAACGTTCAAAAACTTGTTGGCGAACAATTACAGAAACAATTCGATTTCTACGAACAGTCAAGTGCGGCTTCTGGTATTGATTACAAATTCACAACTAGAATTGAAATACTAGACGGTGGCAACGGCTTAAACACACCAACAATACTAGAAACATTCGAACTATACGGTTGTTACGTAGAAAATGCAAACTACAACACTTTGGCTTATGCTACAAGTGATCCAGTAACTGTTGCACTTTCGATTAGATACGATAACGCTATCCAATCACCACAAGGCACAGGAATTGGTACAGCAGTTGGTAGAGGCGTAGGTACTTTAGCAACTGGCGGTGGTCAGTAATATATTCCGTAATTGATAGTGTTTGACTAAAAGGGTGTCGTTCTTCGGCACCCTTTTTTTTATCTGCGTACTTAATTTCTTAGGATAAATATTAGTATGGCAAACAAGTTTAATGGATTTCTCAATAATGTCGGACAAGGATTACTAGGACCTAAAGGTAATCTTGGTGACTTCCAACACGCAAGTAGATTGTATGTTGGTAATGCTTTTAGGTTAGCACCTAAAGTAAAGTTTCTTTACCACGTTCATTTCGAACTAGGACCTACGGTAAAAAGCAATCTTAAAAAGTTTAACACAGAACTAGATATGCTAGTTAAAACTGCTGACTTACCTAAGTTTCAGGTTGCTACGGTAGAACAAAGAAACCAATATAATAGAAAAAGAAATCTAGTACAAAAGATAGAATATTCTCCTGTTAACATAACGTTCCATGATGATAACTTACATCTTACTACACAGTTATGGAAACAGTATTACGCTTACATGTTTGCGGATCATAACACGGCAAGAATAACAGGGGCATACAATAGAACAGCATACTTAGACCAACCTTTAGGTGTTTCATATGGTATGGATAACAATGCTTCAGCACCGTTCTTTACAAGCATAACATTATATCAGTTATCAAGACAGACATTTCAAAGTTTTAAACTAATTTCTCCTATCATCACACAGTGGAGCCATGATACTGTCGACCAAGGTGATGGAGGCGGCGTTTCAGAAAACCAAATGAGCGTAGCATATGAATCTGTTGTATATAGTAACGGAAGAGTTAGCCAAGGAAATCCAGATGGATTTGCCCAACTTTATTATGATACTGTACCAAGCCCATTAAGTTTACAAGGCGGCGGCGGAAGCAATACTATATTCGGCGAAGACGGAATACTCGAAGGATTTGCAGACGTAATAGGTGATTTCAGCGACGGTGATTTTGCTAGTAATCCATTAGGAACTATAGTTAAAGGAATTAACCTTTTCAAGAACGCACAAAACGTTTCCAAAGAATCTATACGTAATGAAGGTTTTGGTATTCTTAAAGAAGTAATTGGTGATGCTACAGGTGCTCCAGTTAGCGGTGTAGGAAATATTGCATTTCCTAAAAATTCAGGATCGGGCGGTAGTAATATAAGCACGGCACAAGCGGCACTACTAGGTGTAGGTGTATTAGCAAATGTCTTTAAAGGAAAATCCGAATCAGATGCTAGACAGCAAATAGACGACAATCCAGGACTAGCAGAAGATCTAGCAAGAAGAACAACATTCCAACAACAGATGCAACAGCAAGGCATTGGCAATCTTAACGATCAAAACGATGCTTGGGATCAATTGAACCAGAATCAAAAGGACGGATTTGTTGAAAGAACTAAAAACAATTTTACAAACATATATAAAGGAATAGTAGGTTAGTAACATGTCTATTAGAGGAAACATACCGCCAAAGACAGAAATTGATAAACTTGATAGCGGAGCAAAAGTAAGAGAATTTTACAACACTTACTACACAGAAAAATTTAGTTTTCCTGTTAACCAAATCGATGCTATGGTTGGTTTCTTTGAAAGAAGAGGCTTTGACAAATCATCAGCGACAGCAACAACCACTATTCTTTTACAACAAGCAAAACTTGATAACGTAAATCCTTTTACACTATTAGATACATTAAAAGGACTAGACGATCTTTCAATAAGTGCTGTGGTAGCAGAAATCTTAAATTACAATAGAGAAAAAATTAGCACCATTGGCTACAGAAAAGAATCTACCCAAGAAACATTTGAGCAAAGAAATGTTAAGGCGTAGTTATGGCAAGATTTGCACAAGGAAAATATAACCTCACAAACCCCGCAAAGTATGCTGGATCAAAAACACCAACATATAGATCAAGTTGGGAATTTGCATTTATGAAGTTTTGTGATGAAAGTCCAGCAGTGCAACAATGGGCCAGTGAAGCCATAAGAATTCCATATCGAGATCCATTAACAGGAAAATATACAATTTATGTTCCTGATTTTTTTATGGTTTTTGTTGATCGCAACGGAAAGAAAAGAGTAGAACTAATCGAAGTAAAGCCCGAGAATCAATCCATTAAAGAGAAACTTGGCAAGAGCAGAGCCAATCAAGCACATTGGGTACGCAACCAAGCAAAGTGGGAAGCCGCAAGAGCATGGTGCAAGCAAAAGGGTATATTCTTTAGGGTAGTAACAGAAAATGATATTTTCCACACCGGACGCAGACGATAAATAAAAGTAGCAGTTAATGGTGATTAGCAATGACAAAGAAATTAGAAGATTTATTAAACATACAAAGTGCTAAAGAAATATTAGACGAAGAAAGATCAAAGTCTGATACCAAAGCAATACAGCAAACCGAAACAGAAGAAGTTTTTGATCGGCTTGCTGAGTTTGATAAGATTAATGCGGCATTGCCAAGTGTAAAAGGTCTTGGCGATAAAGCAGACGGGGAACTGGATGATATTGCTTCACGTGCATTAAACTCATACGAAGATCTAATGAATTTGGGCATGAATGTTGAAAGCAGATATTCAGGAAGGATTTTTGAAACTGCTGGTAACATGCTTAAAACCAGTTTAGAAGCAAAGGCCGCTAAGTTAGATAAGAAGTTAAAAATGATTGATCTGCAACTTAAAAAGCAAAAGATAGATCAGGACAACAATTTGGACGAAGGCGAAACAATACACGGCGAAGGTACTATAGTTACAGACCGTAATAGTTTGCTGGAAAAACTTAAAAATATGGATAAATAAAACATATAAGGGAAAATGGTTATGAAAAGTTTTAAAGAATATTTGGCTGAAAGCGTAAGGACATATCCTTTCGTTGTGAAAGTCGCAGGTGATCTAC